GTCCAGCGGGCCAGCTGGGCCTGCAGCTTCCAGCCGATCAGCTCAGTGCCGGCCGCGGCCGAGGGGATGGTGGCGACCTGATCGGCGGGCAGCTCGGGCTCCGCCAGGGGCAGCGCCGCCAGCACCGACCCGGCCAGGGTCAGCAGTGCCGCCTGGTAGGCCGCCTCGGCGGAGTAGGGGGCCAGCACGAGGGCACCGAACGCCACGCCCGCCAGAGGCAGCCGGCCGGTGGTACCACCGTTGACGCCGTTGATCTCGCTGTCGTAGAACGCCAGCCGACCCAGGGTGTCGCGGCCGGCGTAGCAGGCCAGCTGCTGGGTCAGGCCGGTCGTTGCTGGCGCCTCCCAGTAGGCCGCGCCGTCGCTGGCAGCCCAGTAGGGGCCGGCGTCGTTGGTGCGGTGCGCCGTTGCGGGCCCCGCGATGCCCAGGCCGCCCCAGTGGCGGTGGCCATCGGGGCAGTCGGCGTAGCCGTTGAGGTTGGCGTCGATCGGCAGCCCGCGAGCGCAGGTGATGATCACCCGATCGCCAGGCCAGAAGCCCGGCTGCGCCAGCCAGAGGCGACCGTTATCAAAGCGTGCATCGGTGAGCACCGTGAGCGGCGGCCACTCGCGGCTCAGCTCCATCTCCCCGCCGGTGCCCAGCAGGCTCATCAGACCGTCCCGCTGATGGCGTTGAAGACCACGCTGACCTGGCAGCTGACCACGTCGCCGACGCTGGTGGAGATGCCGGTGTTCTGGAACAGGACGGGCCCGCGGATGTTGCGGTCGAGCAGGATCAGCTCCAGGTCGCGGATGGTGTCGTCGGCCGTGATCTGCTGCTGCAGCAGCTGGCTGACGGGGCTGCTGCGGTCATAGAGCAGGGTCATGGACCCGGAGTAGGCCCGCAGGCCGTAGACGTAGCTGCGGGTCGTGTCGCCCAGGGCGGTGTCCTCCGGGGTCTCGGAGGACAGCTGCAGCGAGATGTCGCGGGCCTTAGCGATCCCGATGCCGTCCAGGCGCACCTCGGCGTCGCGTGAGGTTAGGACGGCCATCGGGGCGGCTGGGGGGGGGATAGGGTCAGGGTAGCGGCTCCAGGTCTGCGATCCCCTTGATGACCGGCTGGCCGGCGGCGGACTCCAGGAATCGGGCCGCCTGCCTGGCATATTCCGGTTTCAGCTCGACGCCGATGTACCGACGGCCCATCTTCACCGCCTGATAGCCAGTGCTGCCGATGCCGTTGAACGGATCCAGCACCAGATCGCCGGGGTTGCTGTAAAGGGTCAGGCATCGTTCAATCAGATCCAGCTGGAGTGGACAGATGTGTTTTTCGTCCTGATCGCCCTTCGCTTGACGTCCGTTGAGGACTTTCGTCTGATTGACCTGCATCCACACTGGACTGGCCAGCTCTTGCCACATGCTGACCGGCAGATCCTCAGGTGCGTGAGTGATCGGATCGGGGTTCTCTTCATCCTTGCGGAAGAACAGCATGTAATCCGGCATCCCGACACGACTGCGGCTGCTGTCTTTTTTGAGCTGCTTGTAGAGCAGTCCCAACGCCTTGGTGCGTTGCATCTCGATCACTGGATCCTTCCAGATGGTGCAGCGTGCGTGATAGACCCATCCTGCATCTTGATGCGCACGGATCAGGTCGCCTCCGAAGTCATGAAGGCCGATGAATCCGTCCTTGGACTTGCGGGCCGGCAGGTCTGAGCAATGAACGCACGCCAGCCGGCCCGGCTTGATTGCGCGGTAAAGCGCCTTTGCAAAGTAAGCATAATGCTCCATGAACTCTTCATGGCTGCCACAGTTGCCCATGTCACGCTCAGAATCTGAGTAGACAAATAGGTCGGAGAATGGTGGTGAGAAGATCGACAGATCGATGAGTCCTTCAGGCAGGCCGTTCATGATCTCAATGCAATCGGCCAGATAGATGGCCCAGTTGTCGCCTTGATAATCTGGTTTCATTGGTGAAGAAAGTTGGGAAGATCAACGGATTGGCTTCTGGTGTAAGCCTTTCTGGTGGCTTGGCGATGGTGGCCGTTCATGGCCTCGGCCATGGCACGTTTCATCCTCGCATGATCAGCGGCCTTGCGCTGGACGTTGTTCCAGATCGTTGACTCAGTGTCACTGATCACAACATGGCAGGTGACGGGATTTGTCTGCCCGAACCGCCACGCCCGGCGCACGGCCTGATAGTGCTGCTCATAGCTGTGGCTGATACTGGCGAACACGACGGTATTGGCGTGCTGCCAGTTGAGGCCAAGACCTGCCAGCTTCGGCTTTGAGACGATCACTCGCCGTTGGCCAAAGGTGAAGCTATCCAAGGCGGCGACCTTCTCCTCAATGCTCATTGAGCCGTAGACTTCAACGGCATCAGGAATTGAATCAGCCAGCGCCGAGGATTCATCGTTGGTCTCGCACCAGACGATCACCGGCCCGTCTGACGTGTTGGCGATCTCGGCGGCCCTTGCCACACGATCGGCCATGGTCAAGCGCTTCTCTCGGTGAATGGTGGTAGCGCTGCCGTCTGGGATCCTGAACAGCATGCCCTCCGGAACGTCCTGCGTGATGTCGGCGGAAACTGTGTGCATCTCATAGTTGAGCGGTGGCAGGATGAATCCGTCATCAATGCCGCCAAGGTCTGAGGGCAGGGTGGCCGTCCGAGACCAGCTGCTGACCCAGCGCCAGAAGTCAGCCTGAGCATGACCCTTGAGTCGCCAGTTCTGGCTGGCTGTGCTTGTGTCGTTGACAAACCACCGACACAGCATCTCCATGCTGCCGAGATGGCCAAGGAACTCAGAGTGATTGCCAAGCTCCATGTGATCATTCGGCGCCGGTGTGGCCGTTGCCGCGAGCCTGTATGGGGTCTGGCTGAATGCGTCGCATAGCATCCGCTTCGTCGGGCCAGTGAAGCTCTTTAAGATGCTGGATTCGTCAAGCACGACACCTCCAAATGTTGACGGGTCGAGCTTTGGTAGCCGCTCATAATTGGCAATGTTGACGCCAGGGCCGACGTCAGACTGTTCACGCACGATACGCGATTCGACGCCGGCCGATTCACATTCGCGCATCATCTGACGCGCAACGGCAAGTGGAGTCAAGATTAATGACGGCTTGCCGCTGGCAATGCTGAACTCTGCAGCTGCAGCAGCCTCAACGCGAGACTTGCCCAGGCCGGTGTCCAGGAAGGCGGCAGATCGACCCTTTTCGCACGCGAACTCAAGGGTCGCGCGTTGATGCGGGAACAGATTGGACCAGTCCAGGGATGGGCTGAATCCATGGGACGAAGCTGCGGTGCCTTTGCTGGCGATGAATTGACGATAGGCGGTGATGTCGTTCATGATTTTCTCACCCCCGAAACCACCGAACCGCACCCCAGATGGGGAACAGCATCGGATTCCATGCCTGATTCGGCTGCTGGATGGTGTTGACCCACCAGATGCGGCCGATGCAGCCGAAATGGTCGTTGATGTAGAAGGCGGGTGGTTGCATGGGTTTCAATTCCATCGTTCCTCGCCTCCAGGGCAAATGTAAAGAGTTGAAGTCATTCTCGCCGGCATTAGAGTTTTCCCGACCGGGAGCAATGCTGTGTATCGTCTTGTTTCACCTGTTGGCCTGCAATGAGTTTTCAGATAAGCATTGTCTGACTCATTCAGCAGCAGCACTGCAGCTAGGCCAACAGTTCCCCCAGCCATCAGAACAACGGCAAAGATCATTTCCCTATCCATCAGGCCCGCTCCTCGAAGCGCATGTGGGCCACGACCTTGTTGATCAGCGACAGTGGCACCTTCGGCGACCTGGGCACCCAGCGACTGGAGACCCATGCCTGAGCGTGCGGATCCCACTCGGCGATCTGGTCGAGCAGGGCTCGCATCCGGCCTTGGCGATGAAAGCGGACCAGGTTGGGGTTGCGGCTGAAGGTTGGGTCCTGGGTGATCGTCCATCCGTCGCCCTTGTAGATGATGCGGTGCCCCATCACACCCTCCCTCGCCGTTGACGCCGCCGAACCCACATCCCAACCCGCACCGCAACCACCATCGGCCACAGGGCCCCGGCGAGCAGGGCGGCGATCCATTCGGCAGGCTCACGGCACTCATGGGGGCGCACGACGCTCATCGCGGTGAAGACGCCGGCCCAGGCGTAGATCTCAAGCATTGGGGGCCTCGGGTTGGGGGATGGAGGGCAGCTGGTACCATTCAGGCCCGCCGCCAATGCCCCAGAGAGTGCCATCACTGCAGGCGGCAAAGACCCGGTCCGACCAGGTCGCCATCACCGTGACCACGCGGGCTGGGGCCGGCGCAGGCGGTAGGTTGGGCTGGCCAGTTCGGGCGGCAGCGTTGCGGCTCCACCACGGCTGGCCGGGGACAACCACGGAGTAATGGACATACACGCCATCTTCAGGTGCGCCGCCTGTCTCGTAGCGGACTCGCACTTCTCCATCCGCATCCGCATCTGCCAGCGTCGGCAGGCGGTCGGTGATCCATTCGCTCATGATTCGCTGGGGAAGTTCAACACCCAGACCCTACCGATCCCGCCTGCCTGGACCTGCATCCATGGGCCAGCGCCTCAACTGTCACACCGCGACGGCCCGCAGCTCGACGGTGATGTTAACGCGGCCGATCAGCTCCCGCGGCTCGGCCTTCTGTGGCGGCTGGCTGGGGATGAACCGCCACTGCAGCCCCGGCAGCTCTGGGGCGACGCCGGGTGCCCAGATCTCGGGCGGCAGCAGCAGCTCATCCATTCCGCTGCCGCTGGCCAGCCAGGCCGCCTGAATCGCGTTCCAGTCGGCCACCGGCCGGGCGTCGAAGCGCAGGGCCAGCAGGGCATCGACCGCCAGGCTGCCGCGGCGCCGCCGGAACGTCAGGCCCGACTCGCTGCGGGTCTCGGCCACCGGCACCGACGGCGGGGTGAACTGCCGGTCAGCCGGGCGGATCGCAGGGAATGCCAAGGTCATGAGATCACCACCTGCTGCAGGTCGGACTTGCCCAGTCTGGTCACCCGGTACGAGCCGCTGGCGGTGCCGGTCAGATTGATCAGCACCCCACCCGGGGCCTCGGCCAGGGTGAAGTCGTCAGCCGTCAGCCCGCCGCTGCGCACCCAGTAGGTGGTCTGCTGCAGCAGCCCCGTCGGCAGGTCGCCGCTCGTCGCCGTGAACGTCACCTGGTCGCCGGCGGCGAACCCGTGGGACGTTGCCGTCGCGGTGTCGGTGCTCAGGTTGAACGTCACCGCCTTGTCGACGATCCGATCGGTCGCCACATAGCTGGTCACCCGGCAGGCCAGCTGGTAGGTGCCGGCGCCGGTGAACACCGCCGTCGCGCTCGCCTCATTCGTGGAACTCCAGTCCACCGCACCACCCGCCGGGATCACCGGGGCCGTCCAGCTGTAGACCGGATCGGTCGCCGTGCCGCTGATCCCAGCGGTTGACGTGATCGTTGCCGGGCTGGTGCCGGTCGTGCTGCCGGTGATCGTCACGGTCCCGATCGTCGTGCTGGTCGGCGCAGCCACCGCCAGGATCGGATGAGTGTCGGTGATGGTCACAGCACCCCGCGTCACGGCGCAGCTGGCGGTCTTGCTGCCGCTGCTGCTGGCGGTGATCGTCGTTGATGCTGCCGTCGGCGTCCCGAACGTCAGGCCGGCGCCGGTCCAGCTGTAGGTGAACCCCGTCCCGGTCCCGCTCACCACCGCCGCATAGCTGCCGGCCACGCCGACGGTCAGGGTTGATGGCCCGGTGATCGTCACGCCGGTGAAGCTCGCGGTGATCGTGCCCGGCGCATCAGTGCTGCCGATCGCGCCTTCAATGACCCAGTTCTGGGACACGTCGAACCCCTCGGAGATCAGCGACAGGCCATCCTCATCGGTCGGCCAGTGCAGGGCCGTCACCGCGATGTTGCCGGCATCGTTGAACGCCATGGACTGGACCTTGTAGCTCATCTCTGTCGCGTTGCGCTCCGCCAGGCAGAACACCGCAGGGCCGCGGCCGACAGCGCGACCGTCGAGGATGACCAGCCCCACCTCCTGGGTCTGGCTGCTGCCGTCCCACAGCAGGGCGTCGTAGGTACCGTCGGCAATCGATTCGCTGGTGACGATCGTGCCGCCCGCCAGGATGGCGCCGTTGCGGGCGGTCTCGTAGGCGACGGTCTCCATCGCCAGCCGGCAGCATCGGCCCGGGCTGAGGGTCGCTTGCTGCGGGACCGTCTCGAACGTGACCTGGTGGGTCACCAGCCGCTTCATGCGGCACTTGAGCTTGGCCACGTCGATCGCGTGCCGCTCGCTGGTGCAGAAGTCGCTCATGTCGATCACCTCCAGCGGTGCCGTTTCGCTCACCCCTATCTCGCGGACCGTCACCTCCCGGGTCACGGGGAACAGTCCCCGGTTGCTGCCGTCGCCCTCGGCCCGTCGCTCCTCTCGCCACTTCACCGACACCCGCACCGGCTGCCGCTCGGACTGGTCCAGGTAGCTCAGCTTGAAGCTGCCCTCGACGATGTTGCCGGCGTTGAACAGGCCCGTGATCTGCTCCGGTGCGCCGAACAGCACCGCCGGCTGCAGATAGCTCACGCCGTTGCGGGT